AGTGGAAGTGATACCAAGAACTGTCGGCGTATCTGTAGCCGCGGTAAGTTCTCTAAGTTCGCGCTCGCCATTAACGAGTGCGCCAACCTCTACTGGTAAGCCGTTGTCGATATCAGCGGCTACGCCATCAGCCTTAAAAAGTCCAGAACGCATAAGAGAATTGTCCTGAGTTGCCTGAACATTGTCGAGTCTAAGAATTACATGTTCTGCCATGTTTAAATTCCTCCTAAATATAAATTATTGTTTATTTTTCTTTGCGCGGTATTCTTCAACGATACCACCATACGCAGGTCTAATTGTTTCAACATCATCAAACTGACTTGTGCCATCAGTCATTAATCTTGCAAATGTTAATTTTTCTTCATGTTCTGCTTCTTCGGCGGGCTTTGCAAGCTGATATCTACCGACAATTGCAAAACATTTTTCCCTAATATCATCAAGCGACATATCCTTTAATGCGTCAGTATTAGATTTTAAAGAAATATATGCTTCGATATTTCCGAGTTTTCCGTCAAATTCGTCAAAAATAGCCTTTTCTCCATTTGCTCTATCTTCGGATTCTCGCGTAAGTTTATATTCTTTAAGTTCAGATACCTCAGCGTTTAAAGTTTCGTTATCTGTTTTCTGCGCTTCAAAGTCTGCTTCAAGTGCGTCATACTCAGAAGTCATCTCTTCAATCACAGATTTAAAGGAAGTAACAAGTTCCTCTTCCTTTTTAGCCTCGGCATCGGCAAGTGCCTTTTTATCATCTGCCGTTAGCCATTCAAGCGTTACTTCTACCGCATCGCCAGTAAACTTTGCGGTATTGCCTACATCATCATATTCGTATCCGATTTTCCAATTCGTGCTCGAATAATCGCCGTTTTCGTAAGTGTAAACAGTCTTTTCAACAATCGCGTAATTATCGGCAAAATCATTCAGCCAATAACGAGTTTCGCTAATTGTATTACCGCTTACATCTTTGTCAACTTTATTCATACTTTCTAAAAGAGAGCAGAGTGCGCCCCTCTTTTTACCGTATGTCGCGGCGAAAGTCATTACAGTATTGGAATCGTCAACATTAGTTTCCTTTCCCAAATCGTTACCTCCTAAAGACGTAAAATATAGTTTAAGTTCGTTCTTCATCTCTTCAAACATAGAATTAAATTCAACTTTTATAGCTGAATAATCCGTAGAAACTACAGACGCATTCGGGAAGCAAGGCTCAACATTAAACTTGCTATCGTCTGATTTATTTAAAAGACAAAGAGCGTCAAAAGAAAAAGATGTAATGTCCGTATACGAATTATCTTCTTCAAGCGGTTTAATATCGTCGAGAATGATTTCCATACTTTGACCGAACATAACATCTTCGCTATAAATAGCCTCTTTTAATTTTGGATATCTACCAGTCCAAAGAATAACATCAGTTGTAAGATATGTTGCAACTTCATCACCTTCAACAACTGCTTCATAAGTCGGCGTTGCTGATGGTATTGTTACTCCGAATGGTACACATTGGCTTTCAAGTTCCAATGTATCAACATTAAGTTTATAATCGTGACCACCCAAATAGTGTTTACCGTCTTCCGTTGTCATTAAATGTCCGACAACTGGTATAAATTGCAAGGAAGGATATGCTTTTTCTACAGCATTTTTTCCGAAATACGATTTATTTCTATTTTTACCTAATGCAAGTATATAACATTTCGCCTTTGTAAAACTATCATTGAGTTTTTCGTAATTACATAAATTCATTCCGAAATTAATACTTAGTCTTTTTTCATTGTCCACTTCGCTCTACACCTCCTTCCTCACATACGAGTAAAATTTAATCTATTTGAAAAGTAGTAGTCGTGATTATCAAAATTACTTATTAGTTTTTTAGCGACATCTTCGCTAAATAAAAAAGCGTATTGCGGCACATTACTTGAATTATCGACCATATATGCGTACCCCATCGCTTTTAATTCCTCTGCTTTATCCTTATTGTGAAATATTACCAACATATTATTCATGCAGTATCATCACCTCACGTTATATTGGCGTTAGCGGCTTGGTCAGATTCTTGACTTGCGACACCGCTTTCTGTAGTTTCTACGCCACGTTCTTCATTTGTTGGTCTTCCGCCAGTATCAGTAGTTCCGCCAGTTCTCAAACGATTTCCCCAACCACTCGTAGTTGTCGTATCACTATAAGAACGTGTGTTCGAAGAAACCATAGGCTTATTAAATATTTCTGTGGTCATGCCTAATATTGTGTCTTCGATGTATGACAGATTAATTACATCGGCGGGAGATAAATCAAGAGAAGCTGCATACATAGTTTTAGCACCAGACACACCATATTGCGCGGCTTTCGAATAAGCGTCTTGTACATTAGTTTTATCGTAAATTGATTGACGCAAGAATTTCATCTTAAACACATATGAACGATTTTGTAATTTTTGCATAAGATTAAAGTTGCGCTCAATTTGATTTGTTAAAACATAAGTAACTTGTTCGTCTGGCTTTGTACTTAAAATTAACGCGGCGGCTGATGTCGCATCTGTAGAACCAAAAATAAGTGGTGATGTACCAGTAGCCGCCCAAAGATTATTACGAGCAGAGTTTACATCATCTGTGTCTTTAACATTTTTGTTATCAAACGAGAATGAATCCATAGCAAACGGAGATAAGATAAGTCCAACACCGTCTGGCAAATTTGCCGCCGCCTGATTGTAATATTTCATAGCAATATTAAAATCTAACTTCGGTACTCCGTCATCGTCCGTTTCTTGTTTCATAACAAGTGCTTTATAGTTTTCTACCTCTGTTTTAGCTTTTGCTAAAGTGCGGTAATCATCTATGTCAAGTATTTCTTTAAATACACCCAAAAAGAACGGTAAAATAATAGTCGGGTCTTTATCTGCTTTTACACAAATTTGCTTCTCTGGTTCATACCATCTAAGATTTCTGTCACCTTTTGTTCCAGTTTCTTTATTACCCGCATACATATAATACGCTCTTTTAACATCTTCACCGTATGCCTCAAGTAAATATAAATTGTTTGAAAAATAATCTAAGTCAATTGCAAAACGATAGCAATCGTCCATGATGCTATATATTTGCACATAATTAATTGGTACGGCTTTTAAAAAAAATGTTCTATCATCCTCGACAACAATCCCGCAGTATGCTCCTTGTAATAAAGTTAGCGAGATAATATCTGGTGATGTTTGCCGCAATGTATATCTTTCAAAATCATTTGCTGTTTCTAAATAACATTGTTTATATTTCTTGACTTTAGCACCAGTTAAATCCTTCAACTGTATTTGTTCTCCAGTTATATAATAATTAAAGGTTGGGAGAGTGGCATAATAATTAATTAAACGCCTATAATGCGATGAAACTAAATATAGCCACAAACTCATTTGACGTAATTGAGACATATTTGTGGAAGTGTACGGATTCTCAAGCATAGAACTTAATCTTTCGACACTATACTTTCGCCCATTATATGATTCATATTTTGAATTAAGAAGGTCTTGTACGATTGTTTCCCGAAGACGCGAAAACATCATACGTTCTCTACGCCCATTAAATGAATCGGTATATTGCAACAATCGCTCTTTTTGCTCTGGCGTTAATTCATCAAATGTTTTCGTATACGCCACCTCCTTTCTTATTTTTTAAATAAAAAAAGGACAGTTATTAACTGTCACATTTTTCGTAATTTAGGTTTCTTAAAAACAAGTGTTGGAACAAAACCATCATCAGTTTCTCCGCGTTTACGCTTTAAAGATATCTGGTCTACGACATAATTATTGTATTGCATTGACGAGACTCTATCTTTTCTCTGACCTCTTTTTTCCACCTGTTTAACTTTATTATCTTTTATATATACTCTAAGATTAATTAATTCATTAACAAGCATTGTCGTTTGATAGAACGGCATTTTCGCATTAACTCTATCTTCGGCAGAACTTTCTCTATACTTCTTACTTTCCATAAATTTACGTTCCGCGTCATGCTCGTCTATAAGTAAATTAATTTTACCGATATTAATTGCACTCCTTAAAGACTGTGCAATTTGACTATTGAAATTTTCCGTTGCCTTAATAGACCAAATAACTCTTTTAGCATTAGGGTACTTGCATCTTTGAGCCATAGCATCTTTTGAATCCACTGTGGTTAAAGGCGCATACTCTATTTGTGTTATTGGGTCATAATGCGGCATAATTAGATAATCAAACACACCTAATCCAACACCATTTGTATCAAGTGCTATATCTGTACAATCATACAAATAAAAATATCGCATGATTAACATTCCTAAATCGTTTGTAGTCAAACCTTCTCTTGAATCAATTAATCTATAATTTGAAATATAATTACCTATCGCGCCACTTCCTCGTATGGCACTATTAATCATTATTGAACTTGCGTCATTGTCATGTTTTGTCGATGCCATAAGAGCAACGTCAATAGATAATATTCTGCGCTCTCCGCGTTGTAGTTTAGGTACTTTTGCATTACCTATTATCACATCTTCGAGTCTCGGATACGGTTCTTTTAACACTCTACGCGCATTTATGTTATCAAATTTGTAAAATGACTCTTTAGAATCGCCATAGAAAAGGCATTCCATTTCCATGCTCCATGTAAGAGCATTAAAGTCGTTTTCAGACATTTCATCTTCAACTTGTGCGCGTGATAACAACCCTTCAAGAATTGCAATCTGATATGGCAACGTACAAACAAAATATCTTCGACTACTTAAAACTATATTATCAACGTAGCTTTTAAGTTTAGTGTATCCCCAATTCGCTTTAGTATAAGCAGAAGAGCAGTAAATCTCTTTATTTCTCTCTTTTGGGTAATCCTTATACTCTGGTTTTGAATAAAATTTTGGTTCTCTTTCAGCGGATAAGAATTTTTTAATAACACTGTCGATAATATCTTTTTTAGATTTTACAAACTCGTCGATAAAAATAATATTTGCTCTGGCACTTCTCGCGGTGTCAGCCATTGTAACAATTTTTATGTATGAACCATTTTTGAAATAACACTCTCCAATATTATTGTTATATTTTATATATTTTATCTCGTACCAAAGATTAAAACTTTTTTTCATTAATTCCTTTTCAATCTTTTCGAGAATCTGATTACCTTGCGTTCGAGTTGGGGCGGCAACAGCAATTTTGGTCGCTGGATAAAGAATACATCTTATACAACAAAATACTGCAAGTAGATAGGTTTTCAATTATGTTATCTCATAGGTTTTTTATCCTATGATTCTTACGCTTCATTTAACGTAAGTTCGGCGTACCTTTTCACCCTCGTTTTACGTTAGGTTTGATTTTTAAAATCTCAAAGAATTCTATAAACTCTTGTGTCGCGGACTCTTGGACGGATTATATCTTTTCACCGTCTACGCTCTGCCCCTGACTGTAGTGACTACAGCCTTCGGTTCGGGTTTGCATCTCAGCATTCCCCGCTTAATTCCGCAAGAAAACTTAATGATTTTCTCATTAAGATGGCAATTTTAATTAATTTAAATTCTGTTCGTATTCAGTAAGAATAGAATTATATTATTTTACCTAAACCTCTACTCGCAAAGAATATGAAGTGTGTACTCCAATTCATCATAAAAATTAATATTTTTTGAAACAATCTCAAATCTATATTGAGATAATCTTTTGCAAACCTATGTGGGTTCGCCCTATAGAATGCGGTCATTCGGGCGATAGCATTCATCTTTTTCTGTTCTCTGATTTCTCTAAGTTCTCTCTGAGTTAGTTTTTTACGTCTTCCGCCCATTATTCGGTCTCGCCAAAAACAGATTCGTTTAATTCATCATCGCCATCATACGTTGGCTTTTCAACTGTATACTTAGAGATTTCTTCTTCATACTTTTGTGAATATTCGTTTTGTCTTCCAAAAACTTTTGTTAAATGCCCGAAAAACCACGTTTGTATATATGTGAGGATTTTATCTTTATCTTGAAAATCTGGGTCATCATAAACTGGTATAGGCTTATCATCTTCCCATTTTTCGATATACTGTCCAAGCGAATATTCGCCAACATCAGAACCGCCGTCAAGCACTGGTTTTAGATTAGCGTCAATGATTGCTTTATTTAAAGCCGCCATTTTCTTACTAACATCTTCGCCATTTTGAGTTGATTTACGAATATCCAAATCCATAAGACAAATATTTTTAATCATTATTTCAAGAGATTTTTCGTTGCACTCATATCGTCTTGTCCAGTCTGCGTATTGAGTTTGTAAATATAACAAATCTTCATCATCAAAAGATTCGCCAAACATATCAATTGTTCTCTTGTAAATATTTTTGTGCTTCTCGTCCAGTTTCTTATCTTCTTCTACTTCCTCTTCAATTTCTTCGTCTTCACCAAAACCTTTAGTGAAATCATACCCTTCTTCTAACAGCGTATCCTCAAATGTTTTTTCCTGATATTGTTTAATACTAATTTTTCGAGTATATTCACCAACACGCTTGTCGCCTTGCGCATGTAATGTACTCGCAATTCCTTGGTTGTAATATAATCCGAGTTTAAAACATAAAACCTTTAAAGCTATATCTTCGTCTTGATATTGGACAACTAAACTGTTGTATAAAAGAGCCGCGCAAGTTCTACATACTGGTATCAAATGTAAAAATCCGTGTATAGGATTACCAGATGATATAAAGTCTCTGCTATAACTTGCAGAACTTTTTCCGCACATTGAACATGTCATTGGTACTGAATTTTCTGGTACTGTATGATGTTTCTTGGTAGCTGTAAACATCACCGTTCGCGGTGCATTTCTTCCACTCTTAGTATCATTAGCCATGATTCAACACCGCCTTTATATCTTCGAATTTATCTTTTAATGTTTTAATAGTTAACTCAAATCCAAAATCATAATGAGTATTTTCTAATAATTCTATGGCATTGTTTATTATCTCAAATTCGTCTTCTGTTAAATTAACTGAAATATATTCTTCATCATACGTCTTCGTCTTCATTAAACCGCATCATATCCTTTAGGGACTGACACGCAGTAAATTTCACAACGGGGAATAATTTGCCAGATACATCTTTTCCGCCAAATTGATTATTAGTGTTAATCTTCATTCTCCCGCGCTTAAAAGTGCCAAACCCTCTATAAGTAAAAGAATCGCCACTCTCCATATTGGCGATAATATTCTTTAAAACATCTGCCATAGTATCAATAATGTATAAAGCGGAACTATAATCAATAAATCTACCATCTTCATTGTCGTTGAAAGCCGCCGTATACTTCTTTGCAAAATCTTTCTTACTAACCGACATAATTCTTACATTCTCCTTTTATTCCTTTTATTTAAATTTTTATAACTCTACTGGATAAAACGCTTTTACTCCATTATCATCCACAACACACACAGCCTGAGACGGCTTACCCTTTAATCTTTGTTTAGCGACATAATCGCCACCAGACGCGAATGTACCGCTTCTGATATATTTCACACCGCTAATATCTCTAAAATCTGTTGTGTGAATATGACCGCATAAAATTCCATATGGTATAAATCCGCACATAAGTGATAATTTTCCAACACCGTTGGAAGAGTAGTCATCAAAATCGCCATGTACGGCTATCCATTGTTTCCCGCGAATGGATGCATATGCAATAGTTGGGTCTAATTTTAAATTTTCAAACTCAAAACTTATATTTGAAACGTTTTGTAACTTTGCTTGCATATACCATATAATCATATCGTCAAGACGTTCATCTCTAAGGACATCATCTTTTTTACCTATTCTACTATGATTTCCCGCAACGCCAGTTACATAAACGGTATTAAAACATTTTGATAATTCATATATAAACCATGAAATATCTTCCGATGCTTGTTGTATTTGTTCCATAAGATTCATGCGATTCGCGATGGCTTGTGAATATCTCAACCTTCCGTCTATAATATCGCCAAGAAGGAATACATAAGCATTTTCGCTTTGGTGATGATAAGCAATATCCTTAATCTTATTGAGATAAGTCGTAAGTCTTTGTTTTGCTATTGATTCATCGTATCCATCAACAATCAATGTACTTTTAGATTCTCCGCCAAGATGATAATCTGAGATACAAACAATCAAATCATTATCACCATCGCTAAGAAAATTAGAAACTTCACCTTCATACGGTGAAGTATTAACAATTAACTCTCTCAAATGATTAAGAGACTCATCTATTCTCGCTTGAATTCTTAAAGACTTTTTTAATTCGGTGCGTTCGTCTCTAAGTTTTATTTTTTCTTCTTCTAATTCTCTACGTTGTTTTTGAATTTTTTTACTATACTCATCGTCAATTAAATTAGAAAACACTTCGTCATAAAACTTTGTAGCCGCTTGTACTTTTTTACGGTATGCGGATTCACCTTTATATTTAGATTTATCATCACCATATAATTGTTCATTTACATATGGTGTTATATCATCCCATGAGTATTTACCAGATGATACTTCCTCACCAATTCGCCACAAGAATTGTGATTCTGTTTCATTTTCAATTTTCACAATCTTTGTTAGCATTCAAGCACCTCATCTAATGTCTTAATAATTTTATCAGCAAGTTTCCACTCAACAGCTTCCTCCGCATTAACATACCACTCATCGCCAAAATGTTCGTTAAAAATTTCATCTGGAATAGAAGAGCATGTTTTAAAGAATTGGGCGAGATTTTCAATCTGCGTCTGATAATTCATAATCTGCGCCACAACTTCCGCATAATTACCAGAAAACGAACCAGACCCCTTATGAATAAGAAGCTGACTATTTTCGAACATATATCTTTTATGGCAAGATACGAAAATTACTCCCGCCGCAGAATCAGCTTGACCAATGTTATATCCGTAAATTGGTGTTACACTTGCCTTTATCGTGTCTCGAATAGCGTTGCAAACGTCCAGTGAACCGCCATACGAAAAAATCATAAGTCTAATCGGTTTTCTGTCTTCTTTCGGTTTTCCTATATCCTCGAAATTCCATGTATGTATACACTTGATATATTCAAGAGATATATTTTCATTTATTTCTTGGTCAATCCACAGAATTCTGTTTTCTAAATTATTCCTTTCGAGAAGTGCATACGGACTTGCAACCTGTTCATTATAATCATCTGCATTAAAAATTGGTAAAAAAGTAACTTCGCTCATTTATTATTTCTCCTTTTATTCTTACTCAAATATTGATAACCATACCTTTTGTTGCACATACAACTTTATATGTTTTATCATTCTTAGAGATTCTTTGTTCCAAACTATTTTTTAAATTTATTTTTGCTTGTTCACTACCATGCACTAATACAAGTTTATTTGTTTTTAGGTTTGAGTATATTTCATTCAAATCTGCAAAATCTGCATGGCTTGAAAATGTTACAAGATTTACAACATGCGCGGCGTTTTTATATCCTTTGCCATCAATATTGATAATCTCATTAGGCTTTGCGTTTTTAATTCTATAACCAAGATATGTTTTATCCGCGCCGCAAAACCCACTAAATATAATTGTATTATTTTCGTTTTCAATATATGACTTTAAATAATCTACAACCCTTCCATTCATACAAAAACCAGATGAACTAATTACAACTTTCGGTCTCTTGTCTGAAATATTGCTAATAGAATCAGATTTATCTTTTATAAATCGCAGATTCTTCCAACCAATTATTTTTTTCCATTCGTATAAATCCGCGCCACTCAATACCTTTAAATAATCTTCACACATAGTTGTAGAGAGAAGAGAATCCACAAATACTTCTGTGTCTCCAAATTCTTTATTATCACTAAACATATAATAAATACATTTAATCATCTCTTGTGTTCTTGCAAATGAAAAAGACGGGTTTAAAACACACCCGCCAGATTCTAAAGTATTTAATATTGTCGATTTTAATATTTCCAAATCTTTGCTACGTAATCTCTTAGTGTCTCTCTTACCATCGCCGTATGTTGATTCGCCAATAAAGATATCTGAATATGTATTTGTAATACCTTCGTAATCTAAATTATTCACAAAACTGTTGTTAGTATGTATTGCGCCTAAATCGCTTGTATATGTTATTTTCTTCGTTTCCTTGCCATTGTTTAAAATTAATTGAAGTGAACAAGCACCGACACAATGGGAATTTTTAAAGAATTGAAAGCTAACAGTATCATCAAGTGTATGAATTGTATTATAAGTATCGTATGTAACAAAATAATCCATGACGGTATTTACATCATATTTATCGTATAAAGGCTGATATACCTTATGATATTTGCGCGATAGATACCTCGCATCGCTTTCCGCGATATAGGAAGAATTAATAAGAAGGTCTTTCGCCAACACCTTAGTTTCTGGCGTACATATAATTTTACCACTGAACCCTCTTTTAAAAAGAATCGGCAATCTTCCGATATGGTCTATATGTGTATGCATTACAAATACATAATCTATTTTTGATGCCTTGATTGGCAATTTCTGAATATTGGCGTTGTATGCTTTCAATATATCGCTTGATTGGTGCATACCGCATTCAATAAGAATATTTTTACCGTTATAATTTATTGCGATTTCAGAACCAGTAACGTCATGCGCCGCATAACCGCTAAATATCATACAGTTTTTGATTTTTTTGCTCATACCTTTCCTCTCATTCAAGAATGGCGCGGCAAGATTTGAACTTGCGTATCTATGCTCTTAACCGAACTAAGCTACACGCCATAGCAATTTCGATAGGTCGCTTACCTTATATAGTAAAAGACAAATAATTGTCTATGATTGTTATAATTAAAGAGGCTCAGAAGGGAATTGAACCCTTATATGTTGATTAACAGTCAACCGTTCTAACCGTTGGACTACCGAGCCAGTGTCTTTAAACACTTATCGCTATCCTTACGAATAACTCAAATAGCGGAAGTGGGATTCGAACCCACAATGTTAGCCTATGAAACTAATGACTTGACCTCTTGTCGATTCCGCGATATTAGCCGCCTATAACGGTCTGTCGTCACAGGGTTGAATTGCACAGCGTTTTCTAAACCCAAGTATTTATGGTAATCTCCAACGCCAGATTAATCGGTCTAAACAAGACCTAAAAACAATAAGAATTGACTTAGATATATTTCTCTTATAACCATATACAGAATAGGGTGAATTGCGAAACACCGCATAAATTCAAGCAATTTCGGCATACCCTATCCCAAAATTGTAATTTAATTTTATGCGTCCTTACACTTATCGCATATACTATCAAGCCACAACATAGATGG